TCTTCATCAAGGATTCGGTCAACCGTAGCCGTGGGATGTCGTTCTTCCAGTAAGGTTTCTGGGGAGATGTTGTACTGCATAATGAGATGAGGGTATAGACTGTTAAGGTCAAAACTAACAACCCAATCATACTTTCCCGGAATCGGTTCCTTAACATAGGCACCTGCGTACTTTTCGTTTTTTTGGGACTTGTTCTTGGGAGGGATGACAACATTCCTCTTCTTTAAATAGTTATAAATTATATTATCCCACATGCGAACTTGATAGAATACATCACCATAATTTACTTTAGCATCATATGCCATAGTCAAAGCAAGTTCAATCAGTTTCATCTTGTCTTCCAATCGGTCAACAAGTTCCACGTCTTTGATATTATATTCAATATACTTTTGCCAACCATGATTATAGAAGTCTTTGAAGGTATCAAACTCAGAGTGATCTAATTTCTTCTGACCGAGTTCTACTTCAGCAATATAATCCAGGCGATATGATTCTTGTGCCTTATAAGTAAACTTCTTATAAAGATCAAGATAATCAAGTTGTGTCACTCCACCAACATCAAATGTAATTTGAGTTCTACCCTTAATAGTAACTTCATTCTCAGTCACAAGTCCCCACGGAGAAAATCTCTTCATCAGTTTTTCACCCAATACACGATTGAGTCTTTTACAGATATATGGAATGTCATAAAACTGAGAATTCCACCCAGTAATCACATCTGGAACATCAACCATCCAATAGTTGATGAAGTGATTTAGAAGTTGCTGTTCAGTGGGGCAATGATGATAAGTTACATTTGCCTGTCTATTGACAAATGGTTTGATTCCCCAAGTAACAATCTCCTTGGTATTATAATCTTGAATTGTAATAGCAAGAATTTCTTCAGTACATGATTCCACATCAGGGAATCCATTCTCTGATGCAGTCTCAATATCAATTGTGATTAGTTTTATTTTACTAATATCAAATTTGATTTCATCCTGAGGATACTTCTCAGAGATGTACTGATAGATGTATCTGTCATTTCCATAGATAGCAAATCCTTCAACTTCATCATATTTCTTATAGAACTCGCGACAATCACGAATACTACCAGGACGAATTTCTTCTACAGTCTCTCCACTTAATGTTCTATACTTAGTATCTTTCTTACTTTTCACAAATAGAGTAGGGAAAAACTCATCCCTGTGCTCATATCTTTTACCATTCTCAACTCCACGAACAAGGAATTGATTACCAATCAATTGAACATTAGTGTAAAACTTCATTCGCCGTCGTCATTAAAAAAAGAACCAAATTGACCACTACTACCAGGTTCTCTATTATCAAGAAGATCCATGATTTCTTCAACCTTTTTGGTTTGCTCCATACTCATCAAGATTTCTGATAGTTGTTTAACTACCAATGGTTTCTCATTTACTGCGGCAGATTTAATTGCGGCACGAATATGAGATTCTGCTTCAAGAAGATTATCAAGAGTTTGTTTAGAGAGTGCCATTACTTAGTTAAATCCTCATACTTTTCAATTAATGTTGGAGCTGGATCTGCGATGGTTATAATCTTATCAGAACTGATCATAAAGAATTCATCCCTTGTAGCACCCAACATCCATGATTCTAGCATACCACCTTCCACTAGAACAAAAGGTTTGGTCAGTTTGCAATCTGGTTCTCCAGGAACAGATGCAGGAACTTCATCAATCTGACTGATCAGAATCTGATTGTTCTCCAGTAGAATCGCTTTGATTGTCTTTTCCATAATTTACAATGTCCTCAACATACATTTCTTTTAGTTTAATAGTGGGTTCGACCATAGTCACAACCCAGTCGGATGGGATAGGAATAGTGTCTTCTGCAGAGAGAGGCATCCAAGGAAACAAAGATACTTCATATCCAGACTTCTTTGATCTACCCTCACTCATATCTTCAAGAGTGTTTGGATTACGCATTTTAATAATGCAGGGGCGATTTAGATAGTACCCCACAACTCTGCGAGAATCATCTTCTCCATATGCCATTTCGCTGATATCAGCGATCATGTCTTCTCCAGATTTTAGGAGTAGTAATTTAATTGCCATAATTCAAAATTTCCTATACATATTCTACCAAGAAAAAAGAGGGGCGTCAACTGGATTTGGCCAGTTGCCCCTCTGCGGCGACGATATTCAGTTTTATTTAGTATTTATTTTTTAGGGGTGAATGCAAATGCTCCACTCATTACTGCACCAAAAATGGCGAGAGTTGCTAAGATTTCCATATGCTAAGAAACAAATGCAGTAATGGGAACTCCAATAAAAATAGTCATTAGAGTTCCAGCTGCTAGAGCAGTGGTCGTGAAGTTCATTGATGCCTCCTAATCGATTACATAATTATATAGAGTATAGTGTATCATAGTGATACACTTCTGTATCAACCGCAGCAAAAATTAGTTAGGGTATCAAAACCAGATCTTCTTTTGATGATGTTCGGGTACAATTCTTCCCAGAACAATACTTAACAACCCATCCTCAAATTCAACTGATCTAACTTCCGTGTCCTCTGCCAGTGTCCAAGATCTGGTGAAAGATCGTTGAGCCATTCCTCGGTGGACATACTCTGTATCTGTTTCGGTATCCTCTTTTTGTCCTTCGACAAAGAGTTTTCCGTCTTGTGTGTAGACATTTACTTCTTTCTTTTTAAATCCTGCAAGCGCAAGTTCTAGTCTTGATTCTACGTTGCTGACCGTGACTAGATTGAATGGTGGATAATTCTTCGTTGTTTCGTGGAGATTAAACAACCTATCGAAGTATTCATCCATTCCTATGCTATTCCTATTTATGCGTTCCATCAGTGCAGGCAGGTCCGCAGCAGTATACCGTGCAAGGTTTCCCATGATTCTTAGCTCCTTTAAAAGCGAGTTTGTATTTTGTGGACCCCGAAGGCATCCATCATTATTTATAACAAAGCATAAAAAAACGGGGTAGGAACCCCGTACTTCTATAAAATTTGTTCAAGTGGAGATGTTACTTGAGATATTCTGTTTTTTATAATTTCACAATATTCTTCAGACATTTCAACTCCAACAGAATCGAATCCAATATCTTTTGCTGCTATTAAAGTTGTTCCACTTCCAGCAAATGGATCAAATACTGTTCCGCCAGTAGGAGTTATGAGTTTAATTAGATATTTCATCAACTCAAGATTCTTTACCGTAGGATGATCATTCTCAATTGTTCTGTTATGAGTTCTTTCTTTCACAGAACTTTTAGTTGAGTAGAAGAATCTACTAGCAGTTCCTTCATCACAATAAGTAGTTTCTCCAATGTATCCACCACCACCAAATACACCTCCGCCATACTGTCTACCCTGATAATCTTCTACTCCATAATTTCTCGACCAACCATTACCTCTATCACCAAACTTTGCAAACTGTTCTTCAACTTCATCACTACCATCGTGAATAACATTTCCTGGCCAACGTCCAGAATCCAATCTAGATTCTTCAATATTCATTGCACCTACACCATGTTTTTCTAAATTTTTTACAATTGTTTTTTCTTCAATCGGTTTTTGTGCTAACAAAATTGGTTCATAACATGGTTTCAATCCCGTTCCCCAACCTTCCCAGTTAGGATTTTTCTTGCCCATATTTTGACTCTTAGGCATACCTTGACCATATAACCACATCAATACATCTTTAATTTTTAGTTCAGAATCTTCAACAGCACAAGTGAGACGATGAAAGGTCTTTGATGCTCCAAAGATGAGCAAGTGTCCACCTGGTTTTAGAGTTTTAGAAATGGATCTCCATGTTTCTTCCTTAAAGGCAACACAGTTTTTATAAGAATCCCAACTATTACCTAGGTATTCAATACCATATGGAGGGTCTGTTACTACAGCGTCAAATAGTTCCCCATCATATTCATCGGAGAACTTTACACAGTCACTATTAAAGTAGTTGCAGTTTGGCATTGAATTGTTCTTGTCGGTTTTGTTCTTGTTGTTCTCTCAACTCAATGTGAGATCTATGAGATTTTTGACTGATGTCTTTAAGTTTTAGTATAACATCTTTTCCAGTAATTGCATAATCTTTTTCTTGGTCAAAATTGTCAAAGAATTTTGTTTCCTTTAACATTGTCTGACCTGTTCCAAGATTTGTATTTGTGTAATCAAGATGTTCATACAAGTTGAACATACAAATCTTATTATCAAATCCATCAATACTTATTATATAATAAGAATCAATTTTACCACTCAAAAAACTATTACATAGTCTATTAAATGCAACCATATTTGGTTGTCCAGATTTTTTGTATCCAAATTTGATATTAATAAAATCTTTAATAAAATTAAGATCTTCCATAGAACGTTTACTGTTTGGTAGAGTAAACTTTGCATTGTCGTATAGATTTAATTTTTCTACTAATTTCTCTTCAACTCTCTCCCCATATGTATGACCTGGTTCCTTTACCGTAGAGTCAAATCCAACTTCCTCCAAAATAGATGGTAGAAGTTTTTTTACCAGACTTAAAATTAAGTCAACGTTTGCCTTGGAAATCACTGGAAGTGTCTTTGTTACCTACGTATTATAACATAAAAAAAGAGGAGTCGCAACCCCTCTCAAAATCTTAT